GCAGGCAGAGCATTATGGAGCTAAGTGGGATGTGGAGAGCTGGAAAAGATTTTTAATAGACCAATTTGCCTCAGAAACAGGTCTGAGAGCTTCCAAAGTTGCTCCATCCTTAGATGGGTATAGGATTGTGCAGTTAGGGCTTCAGAGCCGTGCTTTTACAAAAGACCAAGCCAGTCAATTTGTGGACTGGTTAGAGGCTTGGTGTGCTCAGAAAGGAATTGAACTTGAAAGCAAACCCTAAAAGGCAATATGTTAGAAGTACCAAACTTTTAAATAATATTAGATACCTACACTGCCAAGCCTGTGGAGTTGATGACCAAACAGTTGTTGGTGCTCATTCTAATAGCTCTGCACATGGCAAAGGTAGGAGCATCAAGGCTGATGACAATATGGTGGCGGCTCTCTGCTGGGATTGCCACCATGCCTTAGACCAAGGACATTATCTAAACAAAGAGGAAAAAGAACAATTCTGGCTTGAGGCACATCTTAGAACAATATATAACCTAATCAAATCTGATTTATATCCTAAAGATGTTCCTTTGCCAAAAACTTATTTAGATTGGCAGAATGGCTTAAATTAACTCTTTTCTGGATGTGCCTTTTCCATTGGCAAGTGCTCATGTTTTTTGAGTTTGTCTTCAAGTCTGTGCAACTCATGCTCAGTCTTTTTTTCATGTTCTCTCAAAACAACATAATGTGATTTAGGAGACTCATAAGTTTTACCAGTAATTTTAAAGTTTTTCATGATATTGTTTTTCCTTCTTTAAGTTCAGCTAATGATAGTCCACCAGTGTATTGAAAATGTGCCATTTCTTTAAAATGAACCCATTTTCCTGCCCACTCCAAACCAGCTTGTTCACCTAATTCACCTATTGTTGCCCAAACTGGGTGACTTCCATCCCAATCAGCTTTTCCATTGACCAAAGGCACAACATCAATAGCACACCTATAGTTATGGAAAGACTCACCCCCTTTAGCATTTGTAACAATTCTTCCTTCTGTGGTTCTACCTTGAGCATATAGTGCATCCTGGCTTTCATTATCCCTATATGTAGATGTAACCAACAAGTCAATGCCAGAATGTTGGCAAGCTTTAATAAAATCTTCAACCTTTGCTTTAACTTCAGGTAGTAACTCATCTAAATTCCTTGAATTAATCATTTTTCTTCCAATGGTGATGATTTATGTAGCATTGCATCCTTAGCTTGTGAGCCTGCACTAGACCCAAAATAAAAACTCATGATAGCAGTCCAAGCTGTGCCAAGGCTACCTAACATAAGTAGTAATGCATCTGATGTCTTGAATGTCTCCATCATCAATCCTACCAAGATACCAAAAAAACCTAATGTGACCATAATAGCCAAGGCTGGAGGAATAAAAGAATGAGTATTAGTTTGCATAGCTCTAGCAGATGATCTATCTTCAACAGCTAATTTTTCAAAATCTAAACCCAATTCTTGTGCCTTTGCCTTTAAAGCTATTTCTGCTTGTTGGACACTTGCTATTTGGTCAGCAGTAAGTTTTCCATCAGTAAGCATTTTTTGAGCATCATCTTGAGATATACCTAAGACTTTAGAAACTGCTTCATAGGCAAGACCTCCAAAGGGGCCGCCAAGAGCAGTGGCAATAGTAGGTGCAATTGTTTTTAACCAATCCATATTAACTCCTAGTTACAGTATCTTGGTGAATACCCTGTTTCCTGAAAAATTTTATAACACTCATACTCTTTGCTATTGGGTTTAAACTTTTTCATAAACTCAATATGCCATTGTTCCTCTACTTTATTTATCTGATAATCCCAATGGATGTAATACATTAAGCCTGCAACTGTGAAGATGACCACCATGACTGCAATGCATATTGCAATTCTAAAATTCCATTTTTCTTTGTTTCTTGCTTTTCTGTAATATTCTTGCTCATCCTTTTTTTTTGAGCCTGTTCATATTTAAACTTGTCTTTCTCAAGTCTTGCTCTTTCCTCTTGGAAATCTGTCCACAAAGCACCCAACTCTGGAGGAGCTTGGTAAGTTAACATTTGCCTCAAGTCATATTCAGCTTGTTCAAGTTGCTTTCTTTTTAAAACATTTTCTAAAGCCTGAGCTTTTATGCTTTTTCCTTTGGGAGGATTTTTTTCTTTTTCTTTTATTTCTTTATGAGCTTTTTCTTGATGGTCAAAGAATGAACCTAGAGAATCACTTAATTCTGTATAAATTCCAAATACTTCTTTGCCTACAGACTTAGCTTCTTTGTACATTGAAACACCTGACTTAACAGCTCCAATTGCCATCATTGCCAAGGTGAACGGATCCATTATTTCAAAGTCACATAGTGAGAAATAAAACCAACAAAGCTAGATAGTCCTGAAACAACCATCATGCCTACCCAAAAACCACCCCTAGACTTGTCAGCCATAGAAATAAGTTTTTCAATTGATGACTCAAGTTTGTCTATTTTTCTTTCCATAGAATCAAACTTTTTCTCATAATCTTCTACTTTTTGCCAAAGTACTCCATACTTGACAAGGTCAATTGGTGATTCTGTACTCATGGTTGTTCCTTAGTAAGTCCACCTAATTTATTTCTTTGTTCATTTGCAAAAGAATTTTTATCAAATTTTTCTTTAAACTTTTTAGCCATTGATACAGGATATGCAGATAAACCACCAGTTTTTGCAGATAATGCTTTTTCGCCTAAAGTTAATAAACCATTTGCAGCAAAATCACCTAACATTGCACTGTAAGTATTTGAATGACTAAATGTACCAGCATCAGGTTTACCAATTTTGCTGTTTAAAAGCCCTATTTCAGTTACATCTTGCATAGCTTCTGGTGATAATGCTTCTTTTAAAATAGGTTTATTATTTCTTAAAAAATCGCCAAATTGATCTGATTTAACTCTTGATTCATTTGCATTAGTTAATACTTTTTTAGCTCTATCTAATTCACCATAAGTAATTGCTTCATGAGCAATATGATCTTCTGGTAATTCAGCTTTTAAACGTCTAATTGCTTCAGGTGTAGCAGTAGAAACATATTGTCTATGAAATTTTGCCGCATTTAAACTTTCACCTTGTGATGTACCACCTTCTAAATCTTTACCTTCTCCTATTGCTTTAGCATAGGCTGGATTAGAATCAATTACATCAAATCTTTCTTTTGCTGTTGCTTTTGCATCTTTAAGTAATGGATATAAAGGCGCAGCATCTTCTGTTAATTCCATATTATTAAGATGCTCTCTAGTTAATCTAGCTGCTTCTTTTTCACTTCCTTTACCAAATTTACTTAATTCACTTAACCTTTTGTCTAATGTTGTAAATTCTTGAAAAGTCATTACACCATTTTTATTTTCTATTTTATTTAATAATTCATCAATACTTTTTCTTGAATCTTCAGTAAACATTTCAGAATTTAAAGTTTTCTTAGAATTTTCAACAAATGATTTTCCGTCTAATGGTAGATCATTTGATTCTTCTAAACCTAAATTTTTCTTTATTTCGTTATATGAATCTTTTAAATTTAAATATTTGTTTTTAATATTTTGTAATCTTAATTTATCTTTTTCAACTAAACCATTTATTTCATGTTGACCAAGTTCAGATGCGTCAGCATCAGCATGTATTCTTGGAGCATGACGTTGTTTTGATTCTTCAAAAGCCTGAGCTAATTGTTTAGGTTGTTGTGCAAAATCAGAAGAAAGTCCATTAGCTTCTCTATGATTCCATGCTTGAACATAATCTGAAAGATTATTTGTTCTTTGGCTTTTTAATAGATCAACGCCATGTTTTTCTTCTAAAGCTCTTGTTTCTAAAGAATTAATATCAACGTTTTCTGGTGCTTGTTTAGAAATATGTTCAATTACAGGACTATTAGGATCAAATTTAGCGAGTGCAGAATTGATATTGCCTTGGATCATTTCAGGAGTTTCTGTTGCTGCAGCTCCTGCACTTCTTAAACCTGGCACAGTTTCAATTTTAATTTTAGGTGCTTTAATATTTGCAAATTGTGAATTTAACTGTTGTTTTGCATTAATTCCTGATTTAA